GTAACCACTGATCGAGAGAGATCGTGGTGGACAGGCGGGCGATCCCTTGCGGGTCGTAGCCCATGCCGTCGGCGACGGTAGGACGCCACGGGAACTTGATCGTGACGGAGCTGCCCGGCGCGAATTCCTTATTGAAGTCCTTTTCCCAACTGCGATTGAAATACTCGGCTGCTACCAGTTGGTTGAGCAACAGCCGCAGGATCTCCATGGAGACCCACGATGTGTTCAGAAATTGATTGGCCACGGATTACCCTCTGCGGCGCGCCAGGTCGCGTGCATTGGCTGCACGGGAATAGGCCTTGAAGTCGCCGCCGGTTGAGGCGCTTTCCACCGCGTCGAGAGGTGCGCTGGCATGGCCAGACACTTCACGGGGCGGGGCGGGCGCTTTGGATGCGGTTTTAGCGGGTTGGAAACGTCCGGAGGTATCGCGGGCTGCGGTCTCTGTCTCTGTCGCCGTGTCGGGATTGCCCGCGCCCTTGGCCAGCTCGTCTTGTACGAGTTGCTCCATGAACACGATCTTGCGCACGGCGGCGCCGGGGTTCGATTTTGCCAACGCTACGAATTCCTTCACGTCGGCCTTCGATCCCAGGGTGTATAACAGATCCACAATCACGGGAGACTGATCGATCAGCGCACTGACCACGCCAGGTACGCCGCTGTCGGCCGAGAATATTCCCTTGGCCGTGGCGACGATGGTGTCGCCGGCAGTTTCGCCGTAGCGCTTGTTGGCGTCCGCGACTTTGGCAGTCAGCTCGCGCTCTTGCACCTGCTGCGCTTGCTGAGTTTGGAAGTCGGATACCGCCTTGCGCGCCTGGTACGCGGAATTCTCTTCGTGATACTTCTCAATGGCCGCTTCCCTACTCTCCCAATCCCCGCGCCAATTCTTGAAGTCCGGCTTAACCGGAGGCTTCAGGAGATCGGAGGGTTGGGTGGGCGCTGGCGCGGCGGATGGGGCCGGTTTGACATCTTTGTCGCCTGCTGGTTCACGTGCGGCTTGCGCGGCTTCGCGCTTGTATGTTTTGAGTTCGGACGGAGAGAGTCCCGCGCGTTTGAGATCGGCCAGGACTTCCTGGAGTCTGGTTTCCGCGGTGGAACGTTTCGGTTCCTGCTTATGGGTACCCGCTTCCGGGGCGGGGGCAGTGTTGTCGCCCGGCTCATCGCCGGACGCGGAGGCAGATGCCGGGTCTGCGGTTTTCGGCTCCGGCGCGCGTCCCTTGAACCGCCAGGCGGCATAAGCCGCGGGGTCCTGGGGTGCAACGCTGGTGAGAGGTGTTTCGGCGGTTGTCGATTCCGCGACTGCTACGACGGGTTCTGGCATAATTCGGTGGCCGGATAACGCTCTGGCGAGGCGGGGGTACTGCTAAAAAGCTTGTGGCGGCTGCTGCTGCGCGGCCTGCTGCGCCTGCGCCGCCTGCTGGGCGGTAGCGTCCTGCGCGGAGGCCTGCTGGTCGGTGGCATGCGCCTGCGCACCCTGCTGCAAGACGGCACTGTGTGCTTGATCGGAACCCTGGAGGCCTGCGGCATGCGCCTGCGCCTGCTGCTGTAGCGATTGCGCGTTGGCGTGATCCTGAGCCTGGGTCGCGACTTCGTGGCCCGTGTCCAGATATTTGTGGGCCAGGTTGCTCACGAACTCCATGCGCTCCGAAAGGTTTTGAGCCTGGGTATTGATCTCGGCGATGGCGAGGGCGTTCTCTTCGCGCATCTTTTCGAGTTGCATCTTGTACTCGTTATCGACGACGTGGCCGGCCTTCTCCAGTTGGAGCTTTTGCAGCTCGCCCTGCATGGCCTGGAGGAGTTGGCCTTGCTGCTGCATCTGCGCCTGCTGCTGCGCGGCCTGCTGGCCAGCCTGCGCCTGATTGGCGGGCGGGGATATAATATCCGCCATTTCGTCGCCCTTCGGCCCCAGCTCTTTCATCTGGATGGCCAACGCGAGCAGCTTGGCGGCCTGCGGCGGGGCCACGGGCAGCGTCTGGAGGTTCTGTATCAGCAAATCGAGAAAGTCGCTGGCGGCCTGCTGTTGCGTTTGCACCGATGGGCCGGTGGATACAGCCACATCGTGGTCGGCGTCTTCTTCGATGGGATAGTGACGCATCTCGCCGGACTGCGCGTCCAGGTACGGCTCGGCGGTGTTGAGCCCCCCCCCCCCCCCCCCCCCCCCCCGCACGATGTCGTGCGAGTCGTCGGGCTTGCGCAGCGCTTCGGTGCGTTCCGTGTCGCCGCCGTAGGTTGAGGCAACCCAGGAGTCGATCACGCGCCCGCCGTAAGCAACGGCCCGGTCGTAGCCGTCCACGAAATGAAACGAGCCGATCTCTTGCTGCTGTTTGACTTCCTGCAACGCCACGCCCGATTTCTGGTTGTCGCGCTGTGCGGCGGTTGGCAGCGGGCTGATGCCCATGGCCGCCTGAATCGCGCGCCGGCAGGAATCCTTGGCGACTTCATACGCCCCAAAGTTGGGCGTAAAATTTTCGCGACTCGGCAACGGCAGGACGCCGCCCGTTGCGCCGTCGATCACCACATCCGCCTGTAGGTAGGCGTGCGGGATTTTGGTGCAGGTGTCCCAGGCTTCCTTGTCTGTCTCGAACTGGCCGACGTAGCCTTTATACGGCGACTTCGGCGTGAGCCCGGCCTCCTCCATCTCTTGCGAGTTGAGATAGGCGAGAGACATCTGGGGATCGCGCGCCAGGCGCGGCAGCGAAAACAGAATGCGTTTAGCAATGCCGCCTTCGTCCACCCAGCGCTCCAGGCCGATCATCGGAATGATGGGGATGTGAATGCCCGGCTGCGGGTTGCGCTCGAGGATCTCCACGCCGTTGGTGAAGTACTGCATCACCGTCTTCTTCTCGATGGCGCGCTGGCCTTTGGCCTTCTTCCGGATGGTGGTGGTGATGACTTTCCAGTACTCGGCGGTCAGGACGCTCTTATCCTGTATCCAGTCTTTGGCGAGCAGCATGTGCTCGGGGGCAAAGTCGGTGATCTGAGCCTCCGGAAACTGGCGTTTGAAATCCGCCTTGAGCATCGGGTCCAGAACGAAGACCGCGCTGGCGTCGGACCAGTCCGGCTTTTTGCAGTCCGGATCGTATAGGACGCTGTTCGGGTTGCCGATGGCGGAAATGGTGATCTGCTGATCGTCGTTGTCCGGGTCGTCGGGGACAACATACTCGCGCCCGATGCGGAAGAAGCCGTAGCTGCCTTCCACCATCTGCTGGAACGCGGTGAGATACACCGAGGGACCGTTGGACCGATACTCGATTGCGCGGATGAGGTTCTGGCGCGTCTCGGCGGTTTGGTCGTTCGAGTTCTTGCCGCCTGGGCTGATCTTGATGCCACGCTTGTTTTCGCGGACGGAGTTGACACAACTTTGAACGTACTGGCCCAGCTCGTCGTGGTTCACGCACGGCCGCCCCGCCGCCGCTCTCGCGCGCCGGTCTACGTCAGTCCACGGATCTCCGCACACATACCGTAGGTCAGTATTCCTTTCATCCCTGCTCTCTTTCCACCGATCGTCGAAGTAGCGAAACTTCTCGCGTATCTCACGCAGCAACTCCTCATCGTCCTCGCTCACATCCTGCAATGGCGGATTGATGGGGTACTCGGAGTCGCTCGTTTCGGATTGGTCAAAGGCGGACATGGGTCAGGCGTTGAAGGCAGTGGCGGGTTCGTCGAAAATCGACATGAGAATCAGGCGCACGCGAGCCAGGCGCGCGCGGTCGGCGTCGTTGGCGAGCGGGTGGTCTGCGGAATCTAGGAGATAGTCAAGCTGGTCGTGCAGAACATCCGCAAGCGAGGCGGGTTCACAGACGCGGCACGGTTCGGCGAATGCTGGCGCCATGGCAGCGTCACGGGCAGTCGGGGCAAGTTTCCTGGCAGTCCCCTAACGCCTCGTTGTAAGTCCAGCCGGCATTGCGCGCCGCGAAGATGGCGTTGGCTTGGTTGACGGCGGGGAAGGCTTCGGTGCGCGTGCATTTCTTGCAGGTCAAAATCAAATGACCCCGGCCAAAAGCCTCGTTCACCGCGGCCTGCGCGGTTTCTTTATCCAATTCGCGGGCGTCCACGACCTGCTCGGTTGCGATTTCCGGCACGTTGAAGGCGTGCAGCATGCCGTCCGCGTCCACTGTGGGAAGCTGCTGCGCTTCCGCCAGCGCTCCGGACTCGGACATATAGGCGTCGAGCGGTTTGGCGTGGAAGGCCAGGTATGGCTTCATCGCCTCGTACATATCGCGCCGCGTTTCGGGCTGCGCGGCGGTGAGTAGTTGGCGGAAGTGCTCGTGATCTCTCACGTAGCTCGCCAGCTCGTTGCACAGGCGCATCGGGTTGTCGAGTGCGCCGAGGCCGGCGGATGCCAGCAAGCGGTTCAGCGCGTGCTTTTGTTGCCGGGTTTGGTACATTAGGCCGCGCCGCCGCACATGGGGCAAGCCGCGCCCGCGAGCGTGTTCGCGACGGAAGTGGGCTTGCGCGCTTTGGGAAGCTTCGGACTCAGGATGCTCTGCGCCTTCGCTCTGATGGCGGACGCCTGGATGGGCGAGAGCTTTCCGGGTGTCTTGATGGACGGTAGTTTCATTTTTTAACTCCAGGGGCTTGACGGCTGCATGCGCCGCCGTTCAGCCGGCGGCTTGTCCGCCTTCGGCTGTCTCACTGCCACCGCCGCGCCCATGAACGCGCTCGCGGAATGCGAATACTGATTGTGTAGCGGCTTGCGCTGGCCTACGCCGTCCGCGCTCAGCGCGGGCCACTGGTAGCAACGAAGCGACTGCAATCCGTCCGCGCACTTGATCGCGTCGAAGCGGCAGGTGGGAAAGATGGTGCGCGCCGCATTGATCTGTTCGGTTACCAGCATCTTCGGCACCAGGCGCGGCTTGCGGCCGGCATTGCGCATGAGCTGTTCGATGGACATCGACCGGTCGCCGGCGAGCCTGCCGTGGATGATGGTGTCAATGCCGTCGTGCGGCAGCCAGTCCGTGCCGTAGAGATAGCCCTTGTCTTGCAGCTTCACCAGGTAATCCGAGATTTCCAGGCGGTCGGCCTCGAGGTGATCTATGAAGTTGTACCAGCCGTCGTAAGCCTGCAGAAACCAGATCGCCGTAGGGTCGCCGAATCCCAGGTCCCACACGGTATCAACCGGGCGGGTGCGATCATACGGCACATCGCCGATCCTGCCGGAGGCGGCCGCCGCTTTCATTTCGGGGCCGAAGATCGCGCCTTCGACTTCGCTGTCCGGTTCACCGCCATAGATGTGCGCGAACTTGGCGGGTTCGGTATCGCGCATGTGCGCGATGCGGGTCTTAGAGATTTCGGACAGCCACTTGTTATCGAGGTAGCTGGTCTTGACGCTTACCGCGCCGGGCGGCGGGTTCAGCACGCAGTGCTTGTAGGTGGGATCGGTGGCCAGTTTCGGATTGAAGCAGCACCACACCTCGCTGCCGATCACGCCCAGTTCCGGGTGCATGCTCTGCTTGCGGATGGTGGGGATCACCGTGTCCCAGGACTTCTGAGACACGTTATCGGCTTCCTCGATCCAGATGCCATCGAGCCCTTCCATGGACTTGATTTCGGATACGTTGTGATGAAGCCCGGCGAATACGAACTGGCTGTAACCGGGCGTCAGCGGCTCGCCCTTGCCGTCCATCGTGGAGCCATACATGCCGGTTGTGTGCAGCTTCGTGCCGGTGATCTGCGCCTTCTCGATGACGTAGAAGCTTTGTAATCCGAGGCTTTCAATCTGCTCTTCGAGGAGGTGGTGAACCGACTCCGCAAGAGACTTCATGGTCTCGCGGGCGCAGAGCCAGCGCAGCTTGTGCTGCGCACCCATGATCAGGAGCGCGCGCGCCATGCCCCACGACTTCATCCCGTCGCGTCCGCCGTAGAGGTACTTGTCTGAGTGCGGCTCGAACAGGAAGGCGAACTTTTCGGGGAACTCGGCTCTCATGCTAGGGTGTAGTCATACCCTTGATTTCGACAAGGCGGCAGACGTTGCAACCGGAACGGTACGGGAGTCGGGCTGGCACGCAAAGACCGGGGCCTAAGTGGCGGCAACACCGTAAAGCCGCCCGCCCCGAGAAACTCGAACTTTTCGGGGAACTCGGCTCTTATGGTATAGTCGTGGCTTGCGGGGCCACCCCCGCCGCGCCAAACCTTGAACGCAAGCTGTTGTTCCGGGCGGTGTGAGTCTGCCGAATCCAGTTGGTGCAGACCTAGAGGCAACCCGATAACCTGGGCGGACAGGTTGGGAAGCTGCTCGTTATAAGACTGGAACCGGATGCGAGCACACTGCTGATGGCTGGAGGAGGTCCGCCCTCCTCCAGCTCCGCTCTCACGATTCAGTTGCCTTGACGAACACCACTTCCAGCCGTGTGTCGATGGCCGCGCCGTCCTTGCCGGTGACTTCCAATTTCTTGCCGAACTCTTCCGGGAACGCGCCACGCAGTAACATCTGGTGCAGGCCGCTATCGCGCCGCTTCACGTGGCCGCACAGAACACCCTGGTAGAACACAGGCTCCGTCCATCCCACGGTCGAGAACTCGATTGCCTTGTCTTTCAGGAATTGCCGTGCCACGAGGTGCGCGTGCTTGAACGCCTCGGCATACGCGGGGTATTCCTCAATCCATCTGTAATGATTTCGCACGCCAATCCCGGCCGCGCGGGCCGAGGCCGTGAGGTTGGCGCTCTTGCGGTATGCGGCCAGGAAGGCGCGTGCTTTGGCGACGGTAGATAGGAGAGGCTTGCGCTTCACTGTGGGAGGATGGAGGCTACGAAACAGAACACCATGTCGTGGCTGCTGCTGGTGGTAATGGCAGTATTTTTCTTGATCTACCTGGCGGCCACCGCGCCCGCGACGGTGACGTGGCATTAATCTTCGAGCGATCCCCACCAGCGCCAGAATGCCAGCGTGGCCGTATCGTTGATCGACGCGAGCAGGCGGGCCTCTTCGGTGGTTGAAATTGCCTGAGGCTGCTCTTTTTCAACCGACTCAGGCATCGCATACCGAACTGCGGAGCGCGCGGTTTTCGAGCACTGACACCCGCTCTTCAATGTGCGACGTGCGGTCGCTCAGGGTGAGATGCAATTGCAGGATCTGGGCGCGCATCTCAGTACGGATCAGCAGCCACAGTACGGCCCCGGCCGGAAGCACCACGGCGGCAACGGCGGAGACGATTGAGGGGAGGGGTAGCATGGGAAAACGGGGTTGGTGCTGGGTGCTGGGTGCTATGCGGCTGCCGCGAGTGCGGCCGGTGCCAGGCAATGCGGGCTGAACCAGATGCGCTCGCGCTTGGCGTTCTCCATGCCGATGCCGGGGCCAGTGTGGCGTGCGTACCCGCCGTGAGCCTTCCATGGCACGCAGGCCCAATCGTCGGGCATCTGGTGTTCGCCTTCATAGCCGCAGAGAGCAATGCGTAGCTTGGGGTTGTCGCCGTTGGCGATGGCCCATTCTCTGACTTCGTGCGCTACGGTCAGGCTGTCCATGGCGTATATGTTGGCGGTGCGCTTGGCGGTGTCCGCATAGGGCGGGTCCAGGAACACGCCAGTGAGGCCGTGATTGAACGTAACGCACGGGGTGGTTACGCGCTTCCAATCGCCACAACAGACGCCCACGCGGCGCAGCCGCGCGGCCAGCTCGTTGAAGTATCCGACTAGGTCGGCGCAGCGTTGAGCGTGTACGCCCCTGGGGCCACTGCCGATACTCGGTAGCCTGCGATGGACGCCCATGCCTGCATTGCTGAGGTGCGGTCGCTTGCGATGGACGCCCATGCCTGCACCGCTGAGGCACGGCACCTGGTGGCTCGGTCGCTCGTCGCGACACCACCCTCCTCCGATCCATGCGGAGATGCCCCACACCCACCAGCCTGCAATCTTGGCGTCGAAGTAATCCGGGTCGGCCTTCATGCGCTCGCGGAACTCTTCTTGCTGCGTGAGCCACAAGTGCCGCGCCTGCATGTCGGCTTCATTGACCGGCCAATCCGCGGCCAGCGCTACGGCTTCGGGATCGTGTTGCAACGCCCGCCAGAAGTTGGCCAGCATGCAATCAAGGTCGTTGACGGTCTCGGTGTGCGGCTCATCCGGCCGGCTCAGCAGAACAGCACCCGAGCCGAAGAACGGCTCGACGTAGTTCTTGACCTCGCCAAAGCGCTCCCACACGAAATGGGCCGCGCGGCTCTTACCGCCGAAATACGGGAAGGGGGCTTTTATCACGCGTTCAGCAACTCGGGGATGCTGAGCTGCCAGAACCGCGCTTCCACCGACATCTCATTACAGCGCGCCTTGAAGCGGTCGCGGAACGTGGACAGGTTCGATTCGAGCTGCGCAATCTGCGCGGCCTGCATGGCCTGGTGGGCTTGGAGTGCATCGGCGACAAGCACGGCGCGCTGTGCCAGGCCCGACGCCTCGGCCAGCTCATTGCTCAGGCTTGCGTTTTCTATGCCTGCATCAGTGAGCGCGCTTTGGTAACGCGCACAATGCGCGCGTAACTGGGAAATCGCGGTGTCGCATTCGCGCAACCGCTGGTACAGCTCTGCTTTGGTCAATTGTTCCTTTTTAGCTTTTGAGGGCCAGCGCAAACGCGGTGACCACGTAGCTATAGAGCGGAGTGTCCGCCGAGATCCCGCAGCCAGTGGCCACGCCTTGCAGGTACGCTTCGCTGTTGTTTTCGCTGGGCGGCGCCCAGGACATGATCACTTGGCGCAGCGTCCAACCCTTGGCGATGTCCGCGTACAACTGCCGGTAGCCGGCGACAATGCCTTGCCATGCGGTCGGAAACTTGGCGAAGACGTGACTGCCGACTTTGATCGGCGTGGCGCCCATCTGGCCCGCAAATTCCAGGTCACCGGGGTTATCCAGGCGGCGCGGCACCACGGTCGGGTCGGGGCTATCCCAGCCTTCTTGCTTGGCGATGCAGGCGAAAATGCTGTCGATCATACGGTCGGGCTATCGAGCGTTTCTACTGTGATCACGGGCATTACATCCCCGCTGGGCTCGATCAGAGAGCCGACGAGCTTGCCTATCTCGCGGTTCAGGGACACGCCCAGTTTGGGGTAAGCACCGTCAATGTGTACTTGGATTGTCATAGTCGCGTTTGGTTTGGCAGGCTTGTTCTGGGGCATCCAGCACCGCCCAGTGCACGTTGGCCCAGGCGTGGCGGTTTGAATGCAGCCGGGACAGCCTTCCATTACGCCAGGGGCAGCGGAGGGCCAGGGCATCGGTCAGTCTTTCGGAATGGCTTTGCCGCGCAACTTCAGAGCGGCGGCCTTCGCCACGTAGGCGATGGCTGCGAAACCCACGCGGAAGAAAGTGCCGACACCAGGGCGAAACGGCGCTTTGGGATACGCGGTGTTGTGCTCGTGGAGCGGGTTATCGGAAGGCGAGGGCATTGACGCTATTTCTCTTCTGTATGGAGGCCAATTTGGTGCGGTCCCGCGCGGTGAGCGTGACGGGCGCGGTGATACGCGCTTGCAGTGCGGCGGTGGTGCGCGCGGCGGCCGTGGCGGGCTGGAACGGAGCCAGAAACGCGTGGATGGCGTCGGTCACGAGGGAGACCCATACCTGGATCGCCGGGTCGGGGATCTGGAGAGATTGCGCGCAAACGTCGATCTTGGAGGCCTTCTGCACTGCGGTATCGTTGGTGCCGACTTCGGCGATGATGCAGGATGTGAATGCCGTGGCGGACGCGCCGTAGGTCACCACATCGGCTTTGAGGGCAGCCGGGATGCCCGGCAGCGATTGGACCAGCGTTTCCGTGGCAGTGACTACCGTGTCGATGGCCGTGACCGCTTCCGAGGTGGTGCAGGCGGTCATGAAAAAAGCGCCGATCAGCAGGACGGGCGCGTAAAAGAGACGAGAGAGTGTCATGCGTCCCATTATGCGGCTTGCGCCTCGGGGCTGCGGGCGGGCGCGAACATCAAGGCCAGGTGCGTGCGGTTCTGCGCGCCGGTCTTCATGTAGATCGCGGACAGGTATTGCTTGACCGTGCCGGGCGTGATGCCCAGCTCGTGAGCAATCTCTTTGCTGCCCTTGGCTTGCGCCACGAGCGCTATCACCTGCTTCTCGCGGGCGGTCAGTGGGCGCGGGCGCATCTGCTCTGCGATTTGCTCGGGAGTATAAACGTGGTGGAAACCTTGGGACATTTTTTCTTGCTAAACGAAACGCTAACCCCGAGCCAGGCCAAGCCGGCGCGAGTGATGAGGTGACTCTGCGCGACAGTGGCGGGCCAGGCTCGCAGGGTGGGGCTAGCATCTCCCGAAGGAGTGGCGGGAGCCTGGAGTACAAATCCTATGTGGCGATGCCGGGGCTGGGGCCGTCCGCGTTCTCTAAAGTCCAAAGGAAGGTAGCGAGCCTATACTTCGCGTCGCTGCGGGCCTGCTCGGCTTCCATCAATGCCTTCTCGGTTTCGAGGAGCCGGTCAAAATATGCACGCAGATCGCTGCTTTGGCCTTTGGTCAACATGTCGGATGATCCTATGCGGCTATGCTGATGGCGCTGCCGCTCTTCTGGCGCTCCCACCATCCCGGCCAGGGGCCGAAAGCGGAAGACTGATGCCGGAACACGGGCCGAATCGGGATCACCTGCGCGATTTCGCGCATTTTGGTGACGTGGCCTTTGCTCGATAGCCATTTCCAATCGCCACGGATGGCGAGCGCGGAGGCCTGGGCGGCGGGAATCCTCACGTCGCGGCCGTGCGTGATAACGCGCACGAGGGCCGCCGTGGAGGCGAGCAGCTTAATCAAATCCGATCTGGAGTCTTCACACATACGCAGCAATCCTTTGGGACGCCGAGGTAACGTCAAACCAGCCGCCATCCGGCGGCGCGAAGCTATGCAGCGAGGGGCTGCGCTTTGGGAACCGGCCGCAAATGCCGCGGGCCGGTACGAGACTGCATGGTGTAGAGGCTGCCGGGGTCCTTGGGGTCGGGAAGGTGCTTCAGTGCAATGCCAACACGCCGCATGAAGGTGGGTACGCCCCACTCTTTGCGGAGTTTGGTCAGGCCGGCGAGGGTGATGACGCGCTGCTGGTCGCACGGAGTGACAACCACACTATATTGGCGGCCTGAAACGGTGGCTGACTGCTCTGGGGGGAGATTCGGACATGCTGCCAAGATCGTGGCGCGCAGCTCCGCGTGCCGGGCGATCTTTGGCTTGAAGGACTGGATTTCGAAATCCAGCGTTGCGAACTCATCGACTAAGAAGGTATCCATCGGCGCAAAGTCGAATATTGAAGCCGGGCTGAAGGTGCTTGCCTTCCGACGTCGAATCGGAGGGGAGTAACCCGACGTCGGGCGTTACGCGCGTCTACCGCGACGAAGGCCCAGCTCCAGGACTCTATCGTCGCAAACTCGGTGCCAAAGGGGAAGTCCCCTAAAGGTCGTCACCCGAATTGGTGACAAAACTACAGGCCAAATTATCTGAACGATTACGCCGCGGGAGTCGGCCATACTTGATTGGTGAAGCAAATCTACAAACGCACAGGCAACACCACGAAGAACGGCGTTACCACGGTGCGCTACGTGCACCTGGTGATCCTGTCCGACCAGGAGCGGGCCATCGTCTGGATGCTGGTGTTGGGCGTGTCACGCAAGGACATCGCCGCCACGCTCAAGATCGGCGCGGAGACGTTGAAGACGCACATCGCGCGCGTCATGGGGCCGTTGCAGCTGTACGGCATGACTCAGCTCACGCGCTGGGCACTGACTCACCAGGGATCGATGGCCGGCGAGGCTGTGTCGCCGGATCTGCATCCTGCCGGGTGCGAGTGCAAGGGCGGCTTTTGCCTGGGCATGCGGCTGGCGCGGAAGATCGGGACGCCTACGGTGGTGTGGCCACTGCCGGGCGGCCCGCTGTTCGTGGTGGAGCCGGGCGAATGCGTGACATGCAAGGTGCCACGGCGCAAAAAATCAGCCGCAACGTTGCTGGCGAGGCCTGTAAGCTGATGCGACGTAGCGGGCCAACTCAAAAGGGATCTTGGCGATCATGGCCGAAGCTGCTTTGCGGGAGTTGGAACCCGTCGCCGCGACCGCAGTAGATTGGAACGAAGCCCCCGGCTGGCCAGTGTTCTCGTGCTGGTGGAAATTCATCGGCACTTTGCGCCCTGCCGTGGCCGCTTTCCGCCGTTCATCCAGCGCCTTATCAAACCATGCCGCGTCGCTGCCGCTTTGCTTGACGCCTTGCGGCGGCTCAAACCCGAGCGCCTTCCGAGCGTGCCCACTGCAATCCGCGGTCTCGCCGTGAGAGATTCCAAACCACGTACCAGCGCCTCCGTTCTTGCGCAGCGTGGCCGCTGTGATCCCCGCGCCGAAATCCGGACGCACCACCACGCGCCCGCCAACCGATTCCACATCCCCCCACAAATAGAAGCTGCCGAAGTTCGCCTTCGCCCGCCCTACCCATGGCTGAGCACCGCGCACGTTCTCGATTACCAGCGGGATGCGATGGCCGGCTGCGCGCGAGGCTTGCTCCTGGATATCCAGGCAGGCCCAGAACAGGCGATTTAGTTCGAGGAGCTTCGCGGTGGACTGCCGAATCTCGGCCGCCATCGCCTTTCCACGCGACCAGGGCATCGCCATGTAGGAATAGTTTTGGCACGCTGGACTCGCCACGATGCAAGCCGCGCCCGCAAACTGGGAGCCGTGCAGCGTGAGCACGTCCTGCAGGACAAGCTGGCCGGGGTAGCGTGCTTCTCCGTAAACGTGCCGGGTGTTATCGAAGCCGACGACGTCGTAACCCTCGGCCAGGAAGCCTTCAGTCCATCCGCCAAGGCCGCAGAACAGATCTATACAGAGCGGCGGTTTCATCAGACGCAACTCTACCATGAGTCAGCGTGAAAGGGGATAGAATCGATTGCGGGGAGTGCGTTACGAGGGGGGGCCGCACGTCACCACGGCCCCCGAGGGTAGTCCAAAAACAGCACAACTGTGACTCATCATAGCGCGTTTGGAGGGCGTTTGGCGGGCTTTTCGCGGGGCCGGGGTTGTGCTCATCGTTACTGCACAGATGGGCAGTCATCCGCACAGGCAGGCCTTTTCCGGTACGTCCCATAGTACTTTTCCTACTTGCGTGAGCGGCCGGCGCAGAGCTACGCTAGCCACCAGAGTTTGCAGCGCCTGGCACTGCCGATCATCCTCTGAATCGGGCGCTAACCTTGTTTCGGCGCTGCAAACGCTCTCGTAGCGGAGAGAACTCTGAAGTCCATATAAATTATCGGGAGGTGTTTTATGAAGCGCTGGTGGTGTCGTCTTATGCACAACGCGCTGATGCAGCCCGTCCACGGCCGCGCAATCTGCGGCCGTTGCCTACAGGTCTGGAGGGTATTATGACCTACGACGCTGGAACGCTCATGGAATTGGAGCGACTCGCGGATAAGCTGGAGGCTAAGGGCAAAAAGCCCCTAGCCGTCGCCGCCTTGCGTGACTTTTGCGCCATCAAGAGGGCTGCGGGCGTGCGCGCCGTGATGGCGCCGGGATTGGCTCCCCCGCATTTCGCAATCCACCTGCCACGCCACTTAGTAGAGCGCCCCCGGTTTCCGAGCGCCTGGCGAAAGCGAGGCTGCGTATGATCGCCGAAGACCGGCCGGCGAAGGGCACGCTGCGCCTGCGCTGGGCCAACGGCGATGCCGGCCGAGTCAATCTGCCATCCGTGGCTGGCGTGCCGCTCGGCAGGCGTCGATACGTCTGGCTGGGGCCGAAGGTGTGTCTGGTACTCACGCGCATCAAAGGCGGGTGGAGCACTACGTGGCGGCCGCGCGCGGGAGGTGCGTCGTGAGGCGATCCAGCGCCGAGATCCGGCGTGCCATCGACAGATCCAATGAAGCCGCGGCGGCGTGCCAAGAGGGCGACTATCTGGCCGAGCGCGCCGTGCACCTCTATGCCGTCGATCTGCTACGGTGGGCGGCCGGCGAGCCAGGCACGCGGTTTGGCAAGTGGCTCAATCAGCCGAATTCGAAAGTTATGGAAATAGATAAAGGAGCAAAAGGATGAGTGACGGTAGGATTAATCCGATAGGCGGTACGCAATGAAGCTCACTGCGACGGCTCTCATGAAGGCAATGGGATCAAAGAAAGGGCAATGGAGACCGGAGGCTCAAAGCATTATGGAAGCACGAAAGAATCGGAGTGTTTCGGTTTTGGAGCGCACCGTAGCGTGGGCAGAGATCGGCTGCACACGTCCCGGCCACTTCTCACCGTTTGTGTTGACGGCAGATTTTAGACCGGCTACCGCGAAAGACCTGCAGCGCGACCAGGGGTGGAAAACGGTTAAGGCTGCACAGCGCGCAATCCGGGAGGCAATAGAGGCTGGATACTTCATCGAAAAGCCTAAAACTGCCTGTGGAAATGCCAAAAAAGACACTCCTATCTTTTTATGCTCAAATGTTGCAACTACAAGGGTTAGCGTTTTGAAAGGGGCTAGCACTAGTCCCTCAATTGCGCCTTTTGTTCGCCCATTCTATTTGAAGGCGGAATTGAAGGAATTGGATGCGTTCGAGCCGGCGCAAAAGCAGGCCGCTGAAGCCGTTGCGGCAGCCTGGCCGAAGTGGCGCCGGGATGCGTTTAACGCGGGGCTGCTGGCGTTGAGGCAGGCCATAGACGAAGCTGAGTATAACGCGAAACGGACGGTGGGTGTCAATGCCAAGCCCAAAAGGACTAAAGTACTAAAGGTACTAGTTAAGGTAGACCTACCGCTTTTCCTGCCACATTTTGAAGGCACCCCCGAAGGAACTAGCTCGGGTTCCAAATTGGAACCAGTGCCGGCCCCAGCATCCTTATTGTCTTTAGATAACTACTTAGACAAGAGCTTATATGGCCCGCCTTCGGTGATTTCGGAAACAACTGTGAAACAATCGGCGGCGGCGGCGGCTTTAACCAGAGCTCCTAATACGTCGCCGCCGCCGCCTTTGATTGACTGGATGAGGCAAGGACTGAAGGCCTACCCCGGAGCGAAGGGGCTCGCCGGAGAACCGGACGATGCAATCTGCCGCCGTTGCCTGAGCGCTGGCACCCCAGACGAGGTCTCGGCAGCGCTCGTATGCATGCACAAAGCCGGCAAGGCACCGCTGAAGTCGTGGGCCTGGTTCACGGTAGATATAATTCGGCAACACATTCCAAGGAGGAAAAAAGCATGATCCCAATCTCGTTCGAAGACGACCGATCCGAAGAGGACGTGTACGCATTCCAGGTACGCCGAATGCGCCACATGAAGGGTTATCCGCGCGATGGCGACCAGGAGTGGATAGACATCGCGCGCAAATATACGGCCAGCGTATTGGCCCTGGGTGATGCGATCTCCCAATTAATTGAGGAGTGCCTCTCGTGCCCCTCGTGTGCGGAGCTTAGAACTGCACTGATCGCTCGCCGTCCGGATCCGGAACCGGAGTGGAAGCACGCGCCCCAATCGCAGCCCAAAGAAAGCGCTTTGGCCAAGTTCTTTGAAGAAAACGATCAAATTATGGTGCACGCCCGCCAGAAGGAGCGCGAGACGCAAGAGAAAGACCGGCGCGTCAAAGAATTGCTCGGGATCCATGATTTCATGGTGGTGTGCTGGCCACAGAGATTTTGGGCGGAGCGCGAACTCGGGTATGCCGTCACAGCTAAACAAGTCGAAGAAATAGAAGACTGGCTTAGCGTCCTGACGCACGCACCCAACGTGGTAATAGGCAAAGCGCAACGCGACCGTGGGGAATTGGCAGTCATGTTCCGCGAGGGAGGCGAGTCATGAGCACGCGCAACGAAGAAACGGAAACACGCTTAAGCGAGGAGCGCGCCTTTGCGCTCGCATCGCAACTCACGCTCATCACGGGCTTCCCGAACCGGAACGAAGCCCTCAAGGCGGTCGGCGAATGGTTAATCGACGTCTGCAAGACGGAGCAACGCGCGAAGCGTGTGGTCAACGACGCAACCCGCAACCGGGACGAAGGAGCGAACTGGGGTGGGTTGCCTGAGCTACAAGCTCGGTTCGACCGCATGGACCGCATGTTCCCGCCCGCGCCGCGCGGCCCCTGGTTAGCGTTTTGAAAGAGGCCAGCACGCCCCCCCCAGAATAAAGCAGTAAAACGCACCACAGAAGCCACGATTGTACGAGATAGTGCCGAATCGGAGAAAACGCAATGCCAAACGAAGAAACGGAAACACGCTTAAGCGAGGAGCGCGCCTTTGCGCTCGCATCGCGACTGACACTCATTCCCGAATTCCCGAACCCACGCGAAGCTGTTCTGGCCGCCGCGGAATGGCTGGTAGACGTTTGCAAGACGGAGCACCGCGCGAAACGGCTCGTAAACGACGCCACCCGCAACCGGGACCAAGGCGCGAGGTGGGGTGGCCTGCCTGAGCTACAGGATCGGTTCGATGCCATGTTCCCGCCCGTCAAGCTGGGCACATGCCAAGACTGCTACGACTACGGCGTCGTGAACCACGCGATCCACCGCGGCGTGCTGCCGGCGCGCTGGTGCCGATGCCCGGCGGGTGTGGCGCGGCGGCGGCGAGAACCGAACCTCCTGGTGGAGATCAACGCCAGGCAAACGGGCAAGGCCCTTGACGAATTGAGGATAGTCCATGCCGATCTCTTGACGCAGATCAATGAGCGGAAATCGGCGGAGATTAAGGCGCGGCAATCGGGAGGCGAATCATGAGCACAGCGCGCACCGAGCGCCTCGCAAAGATTGACCGGCTGATCGATTATTTGGCGCGGCAGCGCGGCGAGTTCCCGGAGCCACGTCCAAACTGGGGATCGCTACTCGACTTTGCGGATCTGACCGAGGAGGAGAAAGAGCAGGCTCGCATCGCGCTAGCCGCCTACGACCGGAACGCGGGAGGCGAGTCATGAACATCCTGCAATACTGCCTGCTCAAGCACTCCGGCCGCACCCCGGCGCAGCTCGGGATCTTCGACGAAAGGCCGGAACCGCCGCTAGGCGCCGGCGTTACCGTCAGCGTGGCCGCGGACGGCCGGGTGGCAGTCAGGTATAGGTTGGGGCACGAAAACGCGCTGTACCGCCTCCAGATGGCCAAGGATGGCAAACCACAGAGCAAGTTAACCAAAGGGAACTCCCGCACGTTCGGCCCAATCCGACCCGCGCCCGTTAGCGGGGCACTCTGATGCTGAAAAACGCGTCGCCGGGGGCTGGGAGGTACCAAACCATCACCCGGCAGCTCCCGAGAGGAAAAACATGACCCAGCTACAATCCAAGGTGAACGCCCGCATCGCCGCGTTCCTCGCTCGCCAGCGTTGCGATGCCTACGATTATGCCGGCTTGCCGGCGCGCGCGGGAACGCGTGGTACGATGGCCGGTGAAGGAGTATACGCTTTGAACTATAGACAAACTTTCCTCGATTGTTTGATTGGCCTCCACGTGGACGGCTTAACTCCAGAGATTATTCACGCGCTCTACGACAGTATTGCCCGCGCCCCGGCGCCGTTCATGACGGCGTGCACGGAAAATTGGGGCAATGAACGCAAGGCCGAAGGCGTGCGTGAGCCGACCGGCGCGGGCAGGACCGCAGGCGCTGGCGGCGGATCGTCCGGTTAACCGTTTCGCCGCCTATTAACCCGGCCGCCGGCGGCCGAGGCGGCGCCGCACATGCGGATCGCGCTTTTCCTTTCCTCCGATGACTGAGGGGCGCGATCCGTTAGCGGTAAAATCTGAGCATGCACCTGCCCGCCTGTCTCCTCCTCCTCTCGTCAGCCTTGTACCATCCCGCTCTGCGCGCAAAAGTGCACCGTGGCCGCGCCCTGCCTGCGCTACTCGACGAACGGCACCAACACGCTCAATGTGCCCCTGCCGGCCGGCTGGACGATCAACCAGTCGGGCAGCTCGGCGGCAGCGCTGGTGCCCGCCGCGCCATCCATCACAGCGACAATCGCCGGCGGAACCATGACGTTTGCTTGCGCGGGGCTATCTCAGATCGCGCAATTTGCCGGCACGCCCTGCCCGCCGGCCGTCAAGTTACCGGAGCGCTGCCGGGAACGATCTTTGCCGGCCTGACCTGGCTGGGGGTTCTCCACGTCGGCCTCCAGGCGCCGGGAGACACGCTGGCATGCGGTGTTTGCGCGCAGGATTCCGCCCTCAACCCGATACCCGGCGAGTATCCTATCGCATCCGCGCAGATCGACGGCCGGCCGGCGCATTCCGCGCGCTCGAAGCCGCGTGGACTGGATACCCGGCACTGCCACGTGGTGGTGGTGCAGACCTGCACTGGCACCGTCACGCAGACACCGACTCAGGTGGTTGTCGCGTGCCAGTGACCACCAGGTGGAACCATCGGCATCTGGTAACGCCCGATGGCGATCTTTCCGTTGCGCAATACGATTACGCCAACTGCCTACACATTTTCATGATGCGCGACGGGTTCTCGCGCGAGCGGAAGCAGATGTGGGAGTGCATGGGCTGCGGGCGGAAATTCACCGAGGGCGGGCAGGATCGTGGGCTTCACGATATTCGCGAAGCTCGCCCCGCTGTTCGCGAAGCAGTATTCCATCAGCAAAGCCATGCGGGAGACCGGCCACAGCTTTTACGTGGTGCGCAAGTATTTCCGCAAAATGCAGGCGATCCGGGCTGGCCAGGATAACTCGGGCCGGCCAGGGTAAGCGCCGGTTTGCGGGGGGGGCCATGTCCATGCCGAAACGTGCGGGGCTGCGCCCGCCAAACCAGCGCTAAAAGCCATGGAAAGCGCGTGAACGCGCGTAATTAGGCCAGTTTCCTGCATCTGGGGACCCTCTATCCCCCAGCAAAACAGCCCAATTCCGGTCTATGGTTTGCTGCGTTTAGGCCGGCGCTTCGAAGGGGCTTGATGCAGGGCAATCCGGGCCAGCCTGGCGGCGTCGATCCGGGCAAGCTCCTTCAGCCCGCTTCGGATGGTGGATTGGCCCACTTTGTACTTGCGCTCCAGCTCACTCCAGCTCATTCCCGCCTTGCGGTCCGCGTCGGCCTGGCCGCGCGGGAAATCCTTCCAGCGCCTGCCGAGCGCAAAACCTTTAGCGCGCCTGGTCGCCAGGCCTGCCTTCGTCCGCTCGCTGATCCGGATGCTTTCTTGCTTCGCAATCCAGGCGGCAATCGCGAGCATCAGCTCGCCGGCCGGCCCGGTCGTTCGGAAGTGCGCCTCGGTGTAGCTTTCGAACTGGACTCCGAAGCTGAGCAGACGCTTGATGTGGATGAAGGTCTCGGCGACTCCCTCGCGGGTGAACCGATCAAGCGCCCAAACCAGAACCACCTTGAATTCGCGCCGGCTGGCGCATTCGAGCATGCGCTGGAATTCGGCTCGGCTCGCGCGCTTGCCGCTCTCGTGGTCAATAAATTCCACGGTTTCCCACTCCTGGCCGGCAGCGTAGCGGCGGAGCTGGGCGAGTTGGTTCTCCACGTCCTGGCCTTTGTCCTTGGTAGAGACGCGGGCGTACAGCGCCGCCTTCACCGCTTCTTGCCCGCCTTCGGCCGCCCCATCTTGAGCACGCCCCTCTTGATGTCCCAGTGCGGCTGTTTGCATCGGGGGCACCGGACAGGGCGCGACTCCACCCGCTTCAGCCAGCCGTGCCCGCAACGCAGGCACGCGCAACGCATTTCGTTTAGCTTCACGCCTCGCATCATAGCATGGTTTTAGGCATTTCGCCGGGGTTAACCTTCGGCTATATTTATTTTCGCTAAACCTTGACGCAACGCTGCTCTTATGCGAGTATAGATACAGGAGCACAACATGATCTGGCCACTCCGGAGGGCAAAGCCAACCAAGCGCGCCTCGAGGTAGACCGGATGTTCGCATCTGCCGAGCGGCTGCGCGAAACTAATCGTATTGAGGCGCTACGTGGACGAGCCGGAAGCTGGTTTTATTTTGCGGCTGCGCACCACTATCGACTATGCTGCACCGGGCACGCGCTTCGCGGTGATCTCGCAAGACACGTTACGCAAAGTCCGCGCGGCGGGAATCACAATCCCGCTGCACGTGCTGAAGGTTTCCGCATGACCACTGACCAAGCCAACCACGCGCGCCTCGACGTAGACCGGATATTCGCGTATGCGCGCTTCGACACAGACCGGATGTTCGCCTCTGCGCGCTTCGACGCAGACCGGATATTCGCTTCTGCGCGGTTCGACGCAGACCGGATGTTCGCTTCTGCGCGCTTCGACGCAGACCGGATGTTCGCGGCTGCCCAGTAATAACCAAAGAGAGCGCTGAATTCTCTTGACGCAACGCTACTCTTATGCGAGTATATATATAGGAGCACAACATGAGCACCCAAACACAAAGCGACCAAACGCAAAAAGAAGAGAATGGCATCCCGGTGCAGGCCTATTGCTGTGGCCCCCACGGGTATCTTACGCGGGCTATCTATCTCACACTCAGGCTACCGGGACACGCTTATTTCCCGGGCGATGCCGATGCTCCCGAGGTACGTCTGGCGGAGTCGATTCAGCCGGCATTCCCGACCGGCTGGGCGGAGGAAGTTAACGAGTGGAATAAGTTAGTGCGCGCCGCTCGGCGCGGGGAGGCAAAGCCATACTTCGCCTGACTCCCGGGCGAAACCGGCGAAAAAGCCGGTCGGAGGAAACACATGATCTACCAGGTAGAAACAAATCAATCGACGAACCGGAAGGATATCCCTTACGGGACCGTCGTAACGCCGGCGCTGCCAAGTTGGGAAGCGGCGCTCGAAGCAGCCAAGCAATTCCGGGCTGCCCGCGATGCCGAATGGAAGGCGCAAGTCGAGGCCATTGACAGTTTCTTTGACCGTTTCGGTGTGCGGCTCATCCGGCCGCGCGCCGGGACGGCGGGCACCAATTGGGGGCGGCACTGGCCATGGATAGTTAGCGCCGTCGCGCGCGAGGATCGACAATCCGGCTCTACCGCCGCGCCACTGCGCAGGTATGAGATCGCCGCGTCAAAACAGGAATAACCAAAGAGAGCGCTGAATTATCTTGACGCAATACTACTCTTATGCGAGTATAGATACAGGAGCACAACATGAGCACCCAAACACAAAGCGACTTGCAAAACGAAGAGAAATACGCCATCGAATTCTGCGATTTCGAGCTGTCCGGCTACGAGCCGGAAGCCGAAGACGAAGAGATCGAAAACGAATACCGCTGCCCGGTGTGCGAGAGCCACGAGCTGCAATACATGATGCACTACCCGCTGTCGGCCGACGATGCCACCACGGAGCTGTACCAGTGCGCCCAGTGCGGCGCGATGGGCGAGGCGGACGACTGCCGCATCAACCCGCCGGCACTCGGCTGGCGGCAGGCCGGCACGCTGCCGCCCGCCGCGCCCGCGGCGCGCAAGCCCGCGCAGGTGGAAGACGACATGGAACGCGCCCGGCGCTACGGCAAGGGCGATCAGGAGGTGGCGGCATGATTGGCCTGGCGCAAGCACTTCGCGAGAAGGTCCTCTTCCCGCCAAATCAGCCGGTGAGGCTGGCGCTAAAATACGCGCAGCCCAAGATCGGCAAGTCGCCGTCTGGCGACGACTACGCACTATTCACCACCACCGACAATCGCGTCTTTTTTTTGGACTGCGACGAGGCGCGCGTGATCACCGGCGCGGGCATCCCGCCAGGCCAAGACATCGACGTCACGATGCGCTGGTCGGGCAAGCGCGGCGACCCCAAGATCTACGGGGTGTCGCTGCCGTCTGGCACGGCCGCCTACGGCGCGCAGCCAAACGGCACGTTCGCAGTGCCGGCCACCCAGCACCCAGCACCCAGCACCCAGCCAGAGCCAGAGACCAAATTGGAATGGGAACTGCGGACGTCGCTGGAATTGCAAGACCTAAAGCGCAAGCTGGCGCTGGCGGAACAGGAAAAACGAGCGGCAGCCGCGCCTCGCGAGCAACCGGCTACCGCCCCAGTCGTGCATTCCCAGGTCAACTCAGGTCAACCCAGGAACGTCGCCGCCACAAATCATAGCACCACGCCCATGACCGGGCAAGGGGAGACGCTATTGCAGAGCGTCAACCACGCAGCCAAAGAGTTGTTTGGTGTGTACGTGGACGTGCTGGCCTGGGCGCGCGAAGAGCACGGCAGCGAACTCGCGCGGCCCGAAGACGTGCGCGCGCTGGTGACGAGCTGCTTTATCGAAGCCAATAAGCGGAGAGGCTGCTGAGATGTTCGCCACCCTGCAGGCCGTGGATCGCCAAAGAGCCACGGCCTGGTTTTTTCTCGCATTTTCCACGGCCTACGGTCTGCGCATCCTGCTGTCGATGCCCGCGAGCGTCCGGGAGCAGGCCGCATTTTACTCGCTGGGAGTAATCGCGCTTTCGGTGGGGCGGCTGCTGGGGGTGCGGAATCCGGTTCCGTGCCCCGAGCTGCTGCTGCTGGCGGCGGACAGGATCAAGATCCTATGCCTGACATCGTACAAGGCACCGGCGGCCGACGAGTTCCTACTGGCGTTTGATCGCAACTTCGGCTACGCGGAGATGTGGGTGGGGCGATTATTCCACCTGCTGCCGCTGGTGGGCCGCTTTTTCGAGACGCTATACTTCGGCGAGATGCTCGCCATTCCGCTGTTGTACGTGGCGCTGCCGGCCGACGCGCGCAAGAAATACGGTGCGGGCGTGATCCTGGTCGGGGCGATTATTCCACTCCTGTATCGGCTCTGCCCAGGCGCGGGTCCGGGCTACCTGCTCCCCAATTTCCCTTTCGCCGTGCCGGCGCTGCTGCACCCGCATGCGCGCATGATCGAGGCGGCGCTGAATACCACCCCCAGCGGGCACTTCGCCTGGGCGCTCCTGATGTTCTGGTTTGCCAATCGGTACGCGGGCCGAGGCGTGCGGATCGCGGCCGGATGCTTCGCGCTGGCCATGGCTATCGCCACCCTCGGGCACGGGGGAGCATTACATCGTGGATCTGGTGGTGTCGGTGCCGTTCACCGCCGCAATCTGGGCGGCGGTCCATGGGCGGTATCGCTGGGCGGCCATCGCTATGGCGGTCACGGCTGTTTGGTGTGTGGCGCTGCGGGATGGAGCTGCGCTGTCGATTGCGCCGGGGTGGGTATGGGTGTTGACGGCGGCTACTATCGCGCCGTTCGCACTTTATGACGCGGCCGAGCGGAGGCTGCTGTGAGCGTCGTGCGGTGCGGACACTGTGGCGTCTTCTACTGGCGTTACTGGGGTGACTCACTCCAGGACGCCCCCCGCGGGTATTGCTCCATTGCGTGCTGGCGGGATCGGCGGAAGAAACCACTTCCGCTTTTCTCCGCGCCCTACTATCGCGCCTGTCTACTGGCACATCGAGCGGAAGTGCACGGAACCGACGATGTCAACTCGTGGTTCAATTGCCCCGGCTGCGATCAAATCGAGGCAGAGTACCAAAGGAGCATTACGTTATGAGCACAAGCTACGGCTTCAATATCGCGGATACCTGGTTCGAGTGTGGCCGCTGCCGGCAGCGCTTCATCGCGCGCTGCCGGCCGGGGCGGGCGAAGTACTGCCCAGCATGCCGCGAGGCGATCAAGCGGGAAAGGCAGGGGCGGCAATATCGCGAGAAGCTGGCAGCGCGGAAGTGCGCGCACTGCGGCGCACTCGCGCAGATTGTCGCGCCGGCAAAAGAAAATTGTTTGTGTTGGGATTGCGCGCGCTTGCTGGCGCGCCGGATCATGCTGGATGAGAGCTGAGCGCGAACGAGTGAAAGGCGCGAACGGGCGCGGAAAGTGATGCTAGTTCGATGCACATATTTATTCCGCGTCCGGAGGCCTCGCGCCTTGGTGGCCACTGCGTCTGAGTCCAGTCCAGGTTAGCAGGATTGCTCAGGCCGCTTCGAGCGCGGCGATGAGCGCCAGGTCTTGCGCCACGATAGCCTTGAGCGTGGCAATCTGCTGCGCAGGCGATTGCACCATGGGCACCTGGGAAGCCGGGTTCCACTGGCTGAGCCAGAGCGGGCCGGTGGATGTAGTTGACGCGAGCGCCGTGTTCAGAGCGTTGGCCGGCACGAAGTAACCCGGCGCGCCAACACCGTTCTTCTCGACAGCCTCCACGAGCTGCTGGGCGTTGCCGACGCCGGGGATGTACCACCAGGCGTACTGCTGTGCCACTAGTTCGGCGTAGTCGCCCTGAGCCGGGTCGAGAGCCAGCGAGTAGTCGCCGCCGGACTCCTCCAGCACCACGGGGACCAGATTGCAGCCCCACTCGGGCATCAAGCATGTTGGCGACGGCGATGGCTTTTGCCAGCGGGCAAAAGACGCCATCTAAATTGATAGATGGTCCGGCCGGCACTCCCGGAGGAGGCGTGGTCTTGACCATCACGGGCAGATAGCTTGGGGGGGGGTAAACGATTTTGGTTGGCACGCCATCAGAATAACAGACGTGCAAAATTGGGAAGGGGAGGAAGGGGAAGTTCGATGAGGGATTACTGCGACGCCGCCGATTATGACGGTCTAAAGGCTGCGGGCGTGAGCACGATCGAGCAGCCGGCGAGAGCGGCGCTGGACAAAGGCGCGCCGCTGGCCGAGGCCGCTGCCGTGCAGCGGGTGCTGGAGCCAGAAGTCGCCATCGTCGCCCCAATCGTCCCAGTCACATAGCACGTCAGTGCAGCTTCGCATCGCGTGGCCTAGGCTGTGCGTTGGCCCACGCGCTGCGGATTGCCCGCCAGCGTCTGCATCAGGTCAAAGCCCCAGCGAATGAGCCAGTGCGCGGCCGCACTCGGCGCGGGCGCCGTGGCAGCGAGGTCTACGAAGAGCTTGGCACCGAAGGCGATCAGCGCGCTCGGCCCTACGGGCACGTGGAGGCCCAGGCGCCGTTGTAGCACCAGCCCGTGTACTGAGAGAGGCCCAGCGCCACGGAGGATTGGGCCGCCGCGTACAATGCCAAGATCTGCACACCCATTTGAACGGATGTTTCGCCGACAGTGGTACCAAAGCTGCCTACTTGCTCGATTGTAGTTCCCGCCTGGAGTGCTGCGATCTGTGCCGCGTTTGCGCTTGACCAGTTTGAGCCACAACCAGGACAGGCAACAGGGGTCGTGGTCGTCAGCCAGAAAATATAGGCGACGGTAGCACCCGAATTGTTCGGGGTCACGCCTGCATTGATCACCTGTACGGCAGGATTGTACGTGCCGCCCGTGGCGGAGCCTGCGCATGTGGCTTTGAAAGTGAAGCTGGTGGAGTTTGCCGAAACCGCCGTGCCGTTGATGTTATAGGCGGCCACCGATGAGCCGGCGATTTCAAAACCTTGGCTGGCAACCAGGGCATTTGCCACGGTTACAGTCGCTACGCTCGACGTACAGGTGATCGTGCTGATGGTGGCAGCGGAGAGGCTCAGCGCGACGAATAAAGACAGGATAATTGTTTTTCGCATTGTGGAAACTAAAAGCCGCTGCCTTTAGGCATGCGGTCGCTTATTTGTGTTTAGTACCCTTCGAGGAACAGAAACCCGGTTGATGTGGTGCCAGTCACGGTAACCGCCGTCGTGCTCACGCTGGTTATCAGCGTCGTTGCAAGACCGTTTGTGCTCATCACAGTCGGCGTAAAAGAAAACGCAACTGGGAAATTGTAGCTGGCAGTGCCCACGGCAGCCGCGCAATAAATGACGATTTTTTTGAACGAACTTCCTGCGAACGGCTGAGAGAACGTACACGTACCGCTAGTGGACGGAGTGACCGAAGTTTGGGTGGCAGTCTGGTTTGACGTCAGAAACGTTGCATTTCCAAGATGGTCAATGGCTGCTTTTTGCACTCCCGATACACTAAATAAAGCGAAATCCTGGACACCCGATCCCACCGCCGTTTCGACTCGGTTGATATACAGATCGGTACCCCCCGCCGTGCCGGTTTGATTGTACGTGGGATTTATTTCTGCGGGCGTGTAGATACCGGAGGAATTGGTTGCCGTCCCAGTTGCGACGGTGACCGCCACGCCCGCCGAACTGTGGCCGTTATTGTGCAGCGTGAGGTTAGCATTCGCGGCGCCGGGTGTAATTGTCGCAGCATTTACAAGCGATATGCTGATAGCCGAGCTTGCTGGCGAAACTGTTAGAGTTCCGCAGAGCGTTGTAGAACTGGCTGTCGTACCGGGCGTTATTATGCACGATCCGCTGGTTGTGCCCTCAAGTGTGATTGTATTAATAGCCGGGTTTGCAGTTGCCGCCATCGCCGCGCTGGCCCCTGTCGAATTGCCAAAAACGGTATAAGCGGCTGCTGTGGCCGCCCCGGTGCCGCCGTTTGCAATCGCGAGCGGTAGCGCTGTGATGGTGGGCACGCCCGTGCTTGTCGTGTTGGTCAAGAGCCCGGTCGCGAGTCCGGCCAGCGAAGTGCCATTGATGGCGACAACAGTGGCCGCCTGCGACCCGCTCCCCGGCCCCGCCGTCACGTCTCCGGTCAATTGGGTGACGCCTGCCGTGCACGAGCCGCCGGGAGTGCAAATAACGCTGTCGATGGTGATCGACTGCGCCGCGTAGACTCCCGCGGTGGCTTTGATCGTCGAGTTGTCGGGCTTGGAGCAGCCGATTTGCGAGGCGGTGGCCCCAAGACAGGCAATCGTCCCGGACGCGGTGATGGTGCCCCCGCTCAGCCCGGTCCCGGCTACGATACTGGTGACCGTGCCCGACCCAGACCCGCCTGCGGTCACGGGCGGCGTAACGATTTGCGCGCATAGCGTCAGGCACGCGGCGAGTGTTCCGATGAGGAGTTTGCGCATGTTAGTTCCTTAGGTCATAGGACAGGACAATTTGGTCGCCGCTATTCCCGCCGTCCACCCATAAAAAAGACAAATCGATGGCATCCGAGCCAGGCGCGGCGCCGGAGGTGTCGGAATACGAGCACCCTGGAACCGTGGCGGACGTGGAGGCGCAGAGTTGCGCGGTCAGGTTGCCGGACGTGGTAGCGACCGGGACTGTGCCCGCTTTGTAGGCTGACATATCAAGCACGTACCCCAGGCCGCTCCCGCCAGCGAGCATCTGGATGAACACGCGGTTCACGGGCGTGCTCACGGTGGCGAGCTGTATGGGCGTGCCGGCTGTCACCGTCAAAATCTTGTTGTAGCGGGGGCCTGAGTAGATGCTGGTGGCGAACAGGCACACGAGCAGTGCGATTTTCTTCATAGTGGGTGGTTCCTTCTTATTTCGGGGTCAGTATGCCGCTCTGGCCGAAGGGCGGAGCCGCTGCCGGCCGGCTGTTGTTCCAAAGAGTTTGGAGCCTAAAGCGCGTCTTTAGCAGCGTGTCCGCGCTCATTTTCGAGGCGGGCGTGATCATCGATTTGCCGTTGTTGCGCGCTACGATATCGAGCGACGAATCGATGCCCTTCGGGTCGTACTTCGGGGCGAGCAGTTGGTAGTCTTGCGGGGTGACCTTGTTGGCGAAGAGCCGGTTCGCCATTTCCGTAGCCCAGGCGTCCGCAGCCCCGGAGTGCTTGGCCTCGCCGGCCGCCTGCCGCGCCTGTTGCGCCGCCTCATAGGCGGCCTGATCAATTTTGAATGGCGCGGCCATTTCTTCTGGCGTAGGCGGCGCGGCGGGTGCTGGCGCGGCGGGTGCTGGCGCCGCCTCGAATCCCTTTGGATTCGACGTAGCGACATCCACAGTTTGCGCGCCAGTATTGCGCAGGGCCTCCAGGCGCGTGTTGCCGTCGCCCAGGACCACTCCACCCTTGGTGGGATCGTAGCGGCCATAGAGCGGCGGCGGCGTTTCGCCGTTTTGGATGCGCGCCCCGTACTCGGCTACTTTCGCGCCTTTGCCGAGGCCGTAGGGGTTTTCGGTGGGGATCACGTCGCCGATGGGCACGCGGAAAACGTTGAGGCCGGGGCCTAGCGTGTCTTCGTAGCCCGGCTGGGTTTTGCCGACGTTGGGGTACACGGTTGCGGGTGCTGGGTCCTGGGTGCTGGGTGCTGGGCTCGGCGCGGGCACCGTGCCGGACGGCTCTACCGTGCGCGATACGGCGCCGGCCGCTTTGGGCGTGGGGTCCATGCTCGCGGCGATACGGCGGACCACGTCCTGCTGGTCTGCGCTCAGCTTAGCGAAGCTGGCCTTCGGGCCGAGCTGGCCTTTGGCGATGTCGTCGAGCAGTTGCGCCTGCGCCTGCGAGTCCGGCGCTGGTGCGGCGCTACCGTTGCCATTGCCGTTCAGGCGTTGCCGCATGGCGGTTACCGCGGGCGGCTCGCCCGGCAGCGCGCCGGGCACGTCGGGCGCGACATAAGGTGCTGGGTTCTGGGTGCTGGGTGCTGGGGGCGGAGCGGTTGGTGCGCTGCCATTGCCGTTCATTCGCATACGCGCCGCGGTCACATACGGCGGCTCGCCGGGGATATAGCCGGATGGCGTGCCTGTGGTGGCGAGCGGCCTGTTCATCGGCACTGGCGTTCCGGGCGCTGGGGCTGGCGATGGCGTGCCTTCTTCCGGCTGGGGCGGCAATGGCGTGCTCACCGGGGCGGTGGCCTCGGCCCCTTCTGGGGCTGCAACTTGCCCTTTTCGGGCGTTTACGGCGTCCCTCAGTCTTTCGACGGTGCGGATAATGGCGGCAGCTCGCGGGCTGACAACGCCCACCGCAGTTTTGGCTAATTCCCAAGCCGGAGAAGGGACAGCCGGCGCGCTGGACGGCGCTGGTTGTACGGATATCTGCCCGCGCAAGGTCCCGCCTGGGACGGCATTTCGGCTTCCGGCCGCCGGCAGATCTTCCGCGTCCGCGGCGCCCCCGAGTGCGCCCATTGCCGCGCCCAGTCCCAGCGTGCCGACAAGCGTGCCAGCCGCGCCTTTGTAGTTGCCCTGGCGCACGTCTTCGCTCATTTGCCCGACGATTGGCACACTTGCCACGGCCGCCCGAAAAGGCGTTGCGCCTTGCCCGTTCGTGCCCGGTGTTATCGCCGCATTTCCTGCGGTAGTAGCAGCATTCACAATTCCGCTGAATGGGTTCCCGGAACCGAGTGAATCCGCATAGGCCCGCACGAGATTCGATGGGTTGATGGCATCGCCAAGGCGGCTCCAAAAACCAGGCTGGCCTGCGCCGGCCTGCGCTGCGGGCGCGGGCTGGAAAACCGGATCTCCGAATTGGTTTACAGCGGCAGCGTGCGCGGGCTGGAAAACCGGATCTCCGAATTGGTTTACAGCGGCAGCGTGCGCGGGCGCGGAGGCAGCGGAAACCGGATCTCCGAATTGGTTCACAGCGGGGTCGGGCATGTTAGGGTTTCCTATATTGAGTCACGCCGTCGCTGCCGATGTAGACAGTGCCCGAGGGGAGCGCGTCCCGCTGGGCCTGCGTAGTCACGCGTTGCGGAGCGCTTGGCGCGCCTTGCGCGCCGCGGCCCTGCCCTACTGGCACTTTGTTGGGCGTGAAGTCGATTCCATAGCCCGTCTTAATCGAGTCGATGTTGGCGTTATGCTTGACGGCGGCGTTTTGGCGGACGATACCCGGCATTGCCGCCAGATCGTTCAAAACGCTCGGGTCGATGGACTCGCCGGATGTCTGTTTGCCGAGCCAGCCGAGGATGCGATCCCCCGCGCTGCCCGCGCCTGAGAGACTCGTTACCTGCCCCATATTCACGCGCTTGATACCTTGCGCCGTGTTCATGGTCATGACTCCGGTGGTAGGCGCGTAGGAGTAGGCGATCTTGTTGCCCCCCCGCGCCGCGTCCACCATGGCTTGCAACTGGTCGGCGCTCTCGTTGGCGGTGTTCAGATCTTCGCCCGACTTCACATAGGCCTGGCCTCCCGCCTCTGTCTCTCTGGCATTGCCTTGCGCGGCGGCGGCGGCTTGCACCACCGTGACCTTCGCCGGGATGGTGGCATTGGCTTGCGCCACGCCCGCCGTCAGTCTGCCGATGCGGTCGGATGAGTCGGTGAACGCCTTGTTCACCGCCGCTGTCCCGAGAGGCATGGCCGCGATAGCCGACTGTACGGCGGTATCGTGCTCTCTTTGTACCTGAGCCTTGATCGGCCCGGAGTAGTTGTTCGGGTTGAACATGAGGTCCGCACGCTGCTGGATGCTCTGCGGGTTGAGGCTGCCAGCGTTGGTGAATTCCAGATTTTTCATGCCGTATTCCGGCTGCTTCTCGACCGGGACCTGGCTGCCGATAAACGCCTTAGCGCCCGCTGGTGTGGTGGGAAAGGCGGTTTTCGGGTACTGCTGTTGGAGCCTGGCGAGCGCCTCGGGATCGCTGACAGTGCCGTCCGGCCCGGCGGCTGCCTGGTAATCCTGCACCGCGCTGGCGCGTTGTTTGTCGGCTGTCTCCTGATTGGTCTGGGCGGCGGTCGCTTTGTCCTTCAGCGCGTCCGCCTGCGTTTTGATCCATTGCTGTGTGGTGTAGGCGGCTTGCGCGTGCTGGATGGTCTGATCGTCCGCCGATTGCAGCAACTCGTTGGGCCTGATGCCGGGGCTCTGTTGCAGAATGGATTGGTTGATGCCCGGAAGCATGGCTGCGCGCTTCGCGGGATCGGACTCGTTGAACAAAGGCTGATAGGACTGATTCAGCAAGTCGTGCATTTTGTCGGTGGCCGCCAGAGTGGCCGTATCCGTTTCCGCGCGCGTCTTCGCCAGATTCGCCATGTGGGTACCGAAAGCGATGATGTCCTTCGGCAGCACGTTGTATCCGGGGGCGGCTTGCAGCGTCTTATCGACGTCGCCGTGGTTGTCTTGATAGGCTTGCAAAAACCCCTGCCCGCTCTGGATGTCCAGCGCCGTTTGCGTGTTCGAAAGACCAACGCCCTTGGTCACCGCTTGCGTCTGCGCAGTCTGCGCCTGGTACTGCGCGTTCTGCGCCTGCGTGTTGCGCAGCGTCTGCAACGCCTGCGCGCTTTGCAGCGGGCTGGTGTACGTGGCGGGCGTGATCTGCGGCGGCGAAAGGTCGGGGGAGGGGGGTGCAAAATCAATCGGCATGGGATTATGGGTTCTATGGACTGGAATTTTCCTGATGACTGCACATTCGAGGAGCTGGCGCGCTCGTTTTCAGGCCCATACTGGGAGCAAGCGGAGCGGATGTACAAGCGAGTGAACTACATTCAAATCGTCCCTGACTTCCGGGAATTGAAGCCTGCCGAGCAGGCCCGATGGCTGTTAGGAATACGCGAGGCAGCTTGCAGTTTGGTCGCCATCGCCGCTGAAAAACGATTCAAAGCGGCGCTGGCCAAGTCGCCCTAAATTTCCAGGAGCAGCATTTCAACTTGGCAGGCTGCGGTATGCGCTAAAAGGGCTGGCGCAGTTATGGCCGGCGTGAAGCGGAACAGGTGCACGTCGCCGGGGAGCAAGCGCGCGAAGGCCGTGCCGGAAGCCGCCGTAAGGATGTCGCAATAGTTGGTGGGGTCGAGGTTGATGAAGAGCGCGTAGCCAACGTTGGCCAGGCTCGAAACCGGAATAGCCGTGCCGCCGGAAGTGGTCGGAACAGACATTACCTGCTGAGCGTACTTGGAGCCGGTGATCGCGACGTACACGCCGCTCGCGCCGAGTTGCACGCTGACGCCGCTCTCGGTTAGAGCCAACTGCGCAGTGAGCTGTATTGGCAATGACATATTGTTTGTTTCCTTTTAGAAGAGATTTGAGAGAAAGCTGCGGTTAGTGGCCGCTGCCTAAAACGGATGACCATGGATTATAGGCAGGCGCGGCAGCGCCGCCCCCACCGCCCCCACCGCCAGAGCTACCGCCGCCTCCGAAGAGAGTTCCGAGGAAGCTGCCATTTCCGTTAGCCGCGCTGACGCCCGCGGTCATGATATCGTTGCCCGCCTGGCCGATTCCGTTCAGCATGCCGTTCCAGGCGCTCGCCGCGCCGATGTCACCCGCCGCGATGGCCTTGCCCGCGCCTACCTGCGAATTGCGAGATAGTTGGCCGCGCTGAGGGCGTTCGACGAGCTGAGGTCTTGCGCCTGTATCCCGGCCGTGCCGGCATACTGCGCCGCGTTGGTGTTGGTGGTGCCCTGGTACTGAGCTGCGTTCGTGTTTAACCCGGCGGCGGTGGTTGCGCCTTGCGTGTTGAGTGCGCCGGCAGTGCCCGCCGCTTGCGTGCCGAGCTGGCCGCCGAATTCGGTAGCCTGCTGGCCCATGCCAGCAACCGACGAGAGCCGATTGAAAATGTTGTTGTTCTGGGTCTGGTAATTATTGAACGCCGACTGATAGTCGGTGTTGGCGGTTTGCTGGGTGTACTGTTCGAGTGCCTTCGACGCGCCGCCGGATTGAGCGGTGCCGCCGGCCGCCTGTGCGCGCTGCATGGCCTGCTGGCCTTGCTGAAGTTGGAACTCATAGCCGGGGTCTTGCGACTCCATCATGGAGGCGCTGAACGGCGTGTTCAGCGAGCCGCCCGGACCTGTAGCTGCCGAGAGTTGGCCCGCGGCCGTCGAGCCGGCCGAGGCATACGGATTCAGGCCGGCAATGGTCGAGCCAGCCGAGTTGAGCACGTTCTGCGCGCCGGTGCCCGCTGCGCCAACTACATTCTGCGCGCCCGTGCCGGCCGCGCCAACTACGCCAGTGCCGGCCGTGGCGGCGGCGTTCGTGACGCCAGTGCCGGCCGTGGCGGCTTCGTTGGTGATCAGCGGATCTTGGGTGTTGGCGGCGCCGGTGACGGTCTGCCCGGCGGTGCCGTAGGCGCCCGCGAGCGTGTTGGCGGCGTTGTGCTGCGGCACTGCTCGATTGTAGGCCGCCCAGGACGCTGGTTATGAGCGAAGGCAACTTGTATTCCCCCTATAACTGTGCTACGATATTACTATGTGGATAGCGGAAGACTTAACGGACCGCATTTTCGGAAGGCTGACCGTTATCGGCCGAGCGCCAAATGGGAACTACCGGAGCATTCGCTGGGCCTGCCGTTGCGAGTGCGGCAAGGAATCGGTGGTAGCTGCCGGAGATTTGCAAAGTGGCCATACGCGTTCCTGTGGGTGCTCACGTATTCACGACCTCACGGGTCGCACATTCGGGAAACTCACTGTCTTGCGGCTTGACCGCGTCTCACGAAAAAAGGCGTTCTGGCGTTGCCGTTGCGCATGCGGCAACGAAATTGCCGTGCGCTCCGCTAACCTTCTCAGCGGCAATACAAAAGCCTGCGGCTGCCAACATTTCCACGATTTGACGGGGCGCGTGTTCGGCCGTCTGACAGTGCTTCGCAGAGCGCCGAACGTCGGACGCCGTACGCGGTGGATCGTTCAGTGCGGATGCGGCTCGCCGGAGAAGCCTGTGGGGGCGGATTGCTTGATCGATGGTCGCACTATATCGTGCGGTTGCCACCGCGCCGTTTCAATCGGCAATAGACTCCGCACGCATGGGCGCACTCATACCCGCGAATACCGCATCTGGTGTAATATGAGGCGGCGATGCGAAGACCCGAACAACCCAGCGTATTCCAACTATGGCGGCCGGGGAATCACCGTGGCCCCTGAGTTTCAAACCTTCGAGGGGTTCTTCGCGTGTGTCGGTCTCTCGAACGGCTTGAGCTTGGACCGAATCAATAACGATCTTGGGTACAGTCCATCGAATGTAAGATGGGCTGACCGGGTGACTCAAGGGCGGAACAGGCGCAGCAACCGGCTCATCACATTCAACGGCAAAACCCAGCCGCTTTCGGCGTGGGCTGCCGAGATGGGTCTGTCCGACCGCACGTTAGCGCAGCGCGTCGATTCATGGCCACTCGAAAAGGCTATGACCGCGCCGAAAAACTCATCTATTCGCAGGGCAGAGCGCACACGCGGTACAAAGAACGACGCGCGCATCTCCGTCCGGAAAGCCGTCAAATCTGGGCAGCTAATCAAGCACCCGTGCGCCGAATGCGAAAACCCGAACACGCAGGGCCATCACACCGATTATGCCGATCCCCTTAAAGTCACTTGGCTGTGCCGCAAACATCACGGTCTGGCGCATCGCAAGCCGTAGGCTTCGAGCGCCCCATCAACACCTGATCATGCAGCGCGCCGCCCTTGAGGAAGCTTTTCCAGTTTCGCCCATACGACTTCAGGCCCATAACGCGTTTCCCGAACCGCAACGCGGCGCGGTGAAAAGCCGGGACCGAGGCAGTCAGTCGCAGGCATGGCGTGTTGGCGAATACCCAATCGACGACTTCCCGGCCGGCCTGCGCGGTGAGGCGCGGGTGAATGCCGCGGAACAGGGCGACATGCGTGGCCCAGCAAATCGCATTCTCGGGGAAGAATGCAAAGAGGCCCAGCAGGCGCTCGCGGTCCCACACGGTTACCCACCAGATTCCGGGGTGATCGGGCACCTGGTACTCTTCGCGGGGAGGCAGCCCGTCGTCGCCCATGCGGTCGTAGATGTCCGGGTCGGTGAGGATCGCCCGCACCAGTTTCAGATCTGTTGACCGCTCAAATCTCATACAATTAACCTGGCATGCCGGTGACGTTTGTTCAAGACGCCTCGTTCTATAACTCCACATCGAGCGCCGTCATCAACCTGGCCTATGCCAACCCGAACGCGGCGGGGGCGCTGGGCGTGGCGTGGCTGTTTACCGGCAGCGGGACGCCGCCTTCGAGCACTATTTCCGACTCGAACGGAAACACGTGGTGTCCCATCCCTGCCGAGGTCGTAACCAATCTGAACGGGATGAACGGCTTCGTTTGCGCCCACCTGGCGGCGGGCGCCAACACCGTCACAGCGAATAGCTCATTGACCCGCGTGACCAGCATGATCATCCTGGAATACGCCTACACCGGGCCGGCCCAGTGGTTTGCAATGCAGCCCACCGCGTACCCTGGAGTTTACGCGGTGCCCACCACCGCAATCGCCAATGTCATTTCGATCCATGCGGGGGCGCCTGCGACTTACTTTATGACCGTGATCGGCGCGATCTACGACCTGTCGGGCAACACTCACGACTGGTCGCTTCTGCCAGTCGCGGGCTTTCCGGGCGCAGTGCGCGGCTTCGTGGATGAGAGCGCAACCGGCTACACTTCCGCGGCCGGCGACGTGACCGTCGCCAACACCGGCTATTTGTGGCAACCGTTCGGGTTGGATTTTTTCGATCCCAACATCAACACTAACGGCCTGTCGTACAACATCCTGGGCGTGCCTGCCATTGCGGTGGTGACGTCCACATGAGCAGCTTCACCCTGATCCAACACATTGTTAGCCCGACGACAGGCAACCCCGGTGCGTTCGGGGTAACATTCGCCTCGAACAGCGCGGCGGGCAACATGATCGTGCTGGCGGTGATGGCTGGCACCAA